GGCGGGTTGAAGGAACCAAACCACCAGTATGTATCGCCACCACGCAAAAGCGACTGATTGAGGTTTCGTATTTCCTCCATGCCATCGAACTGGTCAAGCTCCTCACACCAGCAAATCCCGATATAGCCAAAAGGCAGTTTTATCGACTTGATTTTCTGCGGATCATCTACGCCCATAAACAGGATTTTTTGACCTGTCTTTTTGTAGGTGATTTCGTGAGGGCTTGTTTTGAATTTGAACTTGCTCGTTAGGCCTAGCTTATCAATGGCCCACTGCATCTGCGGATATACGCTGTTTTTGATGGTATTCCCGACTTTGCGCAGGATAACAGCGTGACAGGTTGGATGCTTGAGCAGGAGCAATGGGATTTCCACGCTGATATGGGATGATTTCGTGGAGCCTCGGCCGCCTTCTTCCCAATAGAATGTATGGCCATGTTTCTGAATGTCGATATGGAGCTCCTTGAAATGGGGAGCCACAATGTCAGGGATGTGAATTCTATTTTTCATCGTCACACATCCAATCATCAACAATAACCACATCATCATCGGCAGCAGCCTGCTCATCCTCCATGGCCTTGAGCGATGCCTCCAGCTTAGCGATGCGGGCCTTTTGCTCTGCCTTGTCCAGCTCCGCAGGGTATCGCTTGAGAAGTTGTTCCCCGGCCTTCACTCGGTCTTTGGTGGAAACTCTCGTTTCCATCCTTACCGCTTTGCTTCGGCCTTCGCCTGTCCCCAGGACAACAATCTGTTCGTCCTTGACCTCCCCACGCAAAACGCTGGTGAAGAAGGCAAGGACTTCATCGGCCTTGGCAATGCTTGGCTTTTCCCGCTCCTTCATCTTGGCGGCGATGGCGGCTTTTATCCTAGCATTTCCTAGCAAGCGGGCCGCACACGCCCCTGCCGCTTTTTCGCTCTTGACCTTATAGCCTGCTTTCTTGTAGGCCTCGGTCGCGTTGCCAGTCTCAATGTAGTAATTGACAAACGCCTCTTGTTTAGCTGTCAGCTTGCTTTCTTTTTCCACATCATCCGCCACCTCCTTTTGAAGGACAAAAGAAAAACACCAATGAAATCATCGGTGTTACTTGCCTCGTTTTTCAATTTTCGATGTTACTATTATCGCACACTTAAAAGGGAAAAACCGCACCATAAGGCCCAAAAAAATTACCCGGAATAAACGACAAAAATTCCTTTATGATTGCCACAAAATAACCGCGTTTTTCGGCGCTTATGTTTTCCACATTTTTGCCCACATTATCCACATAAAAAAGCAGGGGATTTTCTCCCCTGCCATCATTCATAGAATACAAATAAACTTTGCTGTTCTGGAAGTGCCCTGCCTCCGAATATCATGAAGGCCATTTCCTTTATAGCTTTTCTTGACCTTTCGCGTGCCCACTTTTCTGTAAAGTATTTCTCGGCGCTTAGGTCGCTCCAGCTTCGGTGCTTAATAAAATGACCTTTTATAAGGAATTGGTCATCCGGCTTTAATTCGGTAATCGCTCTGTCCACCTTTCGGAGGATGCGTTCAATGTTCTCGATGCTCTCCTGCTTCTTATGGATGGCATCTTCCATCTTCGCATGTCTGGCCGCCGCTGACTCCACCGCGTTCAGCTCAGGCGTTCCTCCCCCTGGCTGGTCACCATATTTAGAAATAGGAGCAGCAGTATCTTCATTGATGGCGTGCTTTAACGCATCTATATCATCTTCAAGATTTGCGATGGTCACTTTGAACTGGTTATACCGTTTCAAGTATCCGCGTGTAGCTTCGATGTAATCGCTGTACTCTCTCACTGTGCCACTCCTTTGCTTATTGATAGATAAAATTCATACACATTATTATACTACTTTACCGGGCATAAAGGCAAAGATACAGCAGGGCTTTCGCCCTGCCGCTTTAGGTTATTTATGTGCTCGGTCCCCCAGCTTTTTCTTTTCCTTGGCAAGAAACTCCTCGAACTCCTTTTCCCTCTGCATCATTTCCTTGTGCCTTTGCTTTCTTTTTAGAATATGGCTGATTGGCTGAACCCTTGAAATAAGCCTTTTCATTTCCATCATTCTTTCTTTTTCCATCCTTTCATCCATCGCCTTGCCTTCCGTTCTTGCTGGTGGCGCTCGTGATATTCATATTCCCAATCTCCCCAGGCGGGAGAAGTTCTAATAATTTTGTGGTGCTGCTTATCAATCTTAATCAATCTTCGGCCTCCAATTCTTCTTTCGTCTCTTGAAATGCTATAAGTTTGTCAAGATACCAGCGGGCCTTTTTCAACGACTCGGCACCGCCTTTATCTTTATACCGGCAGATATATTTCAGGATATTCCCCCGATAATATTCATCGACTCCATCACCACAAACCGCATCTATGAAATCGATGGTTTCACCGCCTCCCGGCAGTTCATAATGTTTTGGATGGTTTACGTTGTCAGTCATCCGAAACGCGCCTCCATTGTCTTGATGCCTTAATATCGGCTTCGTCACCTGAATTAAGTATTGCTATGGCCATGCTTTGTATAGTTGTCTTTTTCAAAGTCTCCACATCAGCACCGGCTAGGTCGGCAATATGTTCCAAATACTTCCCCAGCGCCAGCCCTAACTCATACGAATCAAATTCCACACACTGCAGCTTTACATTTTCGCTATCAGTAGTATCAATGACTAATTTCATTGTTTAACCTCCTGTGTTCATCAAGCCACGCTTTCGCTCTCTTTTTCTGCTTTTTCGTAGCTTTACCCATTAACAGAATATCCTTCATTGAGTCGCGATATATAATATCGTCTGGCGGAAGATATGGAAATATCAGCAAATCTCTGTATTTCTTGTAAAACCGTTTTATCTTTTCCAAATCGAACGTCAATAATACCTTATCGCGTTCCTGCTTAAATTTATTTTGCCTTTTCTCCCAATAATTATCATCCATCAGAGAATCACCGCCTTCCCGGTCAATATTTTTCGAAGGCCGACATCTGAATCAAACCACATGCCATGTAAACCACAATCAGGGTCCTTAAAGTAAAAACCATCTTCGGCAAAATATGCTTCACACTCTTTGCCAGTATCGAACCTAACACCGAAGTGCTCATTTAATTCCATCCCATAATGGGCAGCTATTTCAGTCATTATATTCAAGGTTCTTCTCCCTCCCTTGTGTTCCATGCCTTTAATGCATCTTCTCGGGTTTCATAATAATCCAGCCTGCAACCGCAAGCCGTACATTCTGGATAATAACCGCCGTACCGAATCCCTGCGCTTTCGCCGTAATGCGTATACACTTCTACGCTGTCACTACCGCAAAATGGGCAAGTTTTATTCGTTGCCATCGTTAGCCCTCCTTGAAAAGAAATATTTCTTCTGGTTTTGCCTGTAATTTCTCAAACTTTTTCAATACTGCTGGCACATCTGCTCTCATCAGTATTGAAATTTTGCCCAATCCCATTTCAGCTAAAATATTTTTTTCTTCATCACGGAGAATAAACATCAATAGGTCGTGTTTTACATTGTCCTGCAAATACGCATCGTATCTGTTTTTTATGCGTTCATATAATCTCTGCTGCCCATCATTCATCGTCAGCCCTCCTATTCCAGGCCTTGACCAGCTTGTCATATTCTGCTTGAGCCTCCACAGAGTTTTCATCAAATTCCTCGCCGTCCGGCATCATAATATCGCTTTCCATGAATAGCCGGCATTTGCAAGGCTTCGGCGTTGCTATCCCCCTGGTTATCATCCAGAAGAATCCATACTCCATATCACCGCTCAGCTTGATAGTTACATCACCTTTGCAGAAGGGGCAATGCTTGAGCTTTGCTTTTCTCATGGTGTCAGCCTCCAATCCGTTCTATCCAGTTATGGCAGGCCTTAGCCTGCTGCCTCCGGCCTTGGTTGCATTGCTGGCAGTAGCCTTTCCCCCGGCCTAAATTCTGCCAGTGATAGCATTTGCCGCAGAGCTCATTTATCTCCATGCGGCGCTTCATCCCGCGATGATAATAGGCCATTTACTCACCCCTCACGCTCAATAATCTTGAAGTCCTTGTAGAACTGCGATACGGTCAGCACCAGGCAAACATCCTCGCCCTTGGTAACAGACAACATATTTTCGTGGGCCTTGTTCAGCTTGAATCTCCAGCGCTCGCCCGGCTTTAAGCGAACGCTTATCCCCTTACCGCTTTCGGTGATGATGCTCATTCCAGTAACTAAAGGCGTGCAAATACCACTCATTTTCTATTCCTCCTATCCGCCTCTGCTGCTGTTATGCAGAGGCTCCAGATAACCAACATTGTCAGCAATGATAATACATAGCCGACTGCTGCACCAATCAGATAATCTACCATCTTTCGTATACCTCCGTATATTTCAAGAAGCCTCTGGGCATACCGTGCTTGAAGGGGAGGTAGCCATAAATTACCATCATGAGATGGCCGTTTGTTCTCATCCATGAAATGAGCATCGTTCGGGTTATGCCCAGCCTTTCGGCCATCTCCTTTTCGGTAAGCTGTTCCTTGATGTACTGCTGTATGTGCTGCCACCTTTGGCCACATTCGCTGATTGTCATGCCTGCCGCCTCCCTTACGCCATGAACTGCATGAATCTCTGCATATATTTCGGCATCACTGGCGAGAAGGGCAGCGGGCCGATTTCCTTTGTCAGCCTCACACCATGGTCACAGACAAACTGGCGAACGCTCGACACGCGACGGCATCCCATATCCCTGGCGATTTCCTCCAGCTGCTTCTTTTTCTTAATGTCCTTGATGAGAATCTTCCACCGGCTGTTCTGTTTCAGAACTCGTGCATCAACCTTTGGCGGTTGCTCCTTCCTCGGTGACTCCATATATTTTGAATACCACCTAGCAAAGCAGGCCTTGTATGGGAGCGCTCCATACTTCTTTACCAGCGTTTCCCCATGATTATGAATCAGCCGTGAAACCACATCGGCGCTTTTATATCCCATAACCGCTGCCATTTCCCGGAGGGTGTAATTTTGGTCACTGGCAAAGAGCTCCTGCAAGGTTCTCCAGCGTTCCTTTTTCTCATCCTCCGTGATGTGTGCCCCTGTTGCTGGGCGTTCATCCTCCGGCGTTTTTACGGTCATCACCCAGCCCCGCAGCTTATAAGCCCGATACACTGCGTTTTCAGCCATAGATACCAGCAGGGTTTTGCCATCATAAAGGACTTCCGTCCCGGCCTTGCGCTTGTTCTTCTTCCCTGGGTGTCTGCTTGCGTAATCCTGTTCTGCCTTCTCGGTCCAGACAACTTTCATCGGTTATGCCCTCCTTTGAAATCTACGCCCTCCATCACGATGACCGTTTGAGTGATTGACTTCATCCATGAGCCGCTGCCGTTCATGGAGCTCTGCCCCGGACTTCCACATCAAGCTGGTGGTTGCCACAATCAAATCCGTACACTCAAGCAGGAACTTGTCCCGGCTTTTCTGGTCACAGTTCCTTTTCCAGCCCTCAAAGGCTGCCTGAACTTCGACAAATTCTTCCTCCACCTTATGCAGATAATCCACAATGTCACAGTTAGCATAAAGTGGGCCATCACAAGGCTTTGGCAGAATGACTTTTTCAACCTTGGTGTGTTCCTTATGGGCCATCAGCATATCTTCGGTGTCAGCGATAATATCATCATCTTCGGCGAAGGCTTTCAGCATCATATACTGGGTGTGTTCCACCTCACCGCACCAGGTACTTAATGACCGAAGCGCAAGAGATAAACCTTTGACCGTTTTCTCCAATTTCTTGAGCTGCTTTTGCTGGCTGATTTTCCACTTTTTGTTCTTGTTTTCCATCGTTTTATTCTCCTTATTTTCTCTAAATCGTGAACATGGCAACCACGAGGGAAACCACCATTAAGGCACAAACGATTTTTGTTTCATTCTCGTTTAATTCCTCCGGCGCTTCGCCGTTTGCGATGTACTTTATGAGGAACATTCCACCGCCCCAGAACACCATCGATAAACCTAAGAAAAAGCCAATCTGCAAAGCATGATATAAACCTTCCATTTTCTGTTCCTCCTTATCTCTTTATGCGCTCATTTTTCGCTCTTTGTGGGTGATGGCCTTAAATCTCGTTTTGTCCATTTCGCCCCGGCACATCACCTTATTAACCTTGTCGGTAATTTCATCATAGGTGATTTCCCCGGCATTAGCTTTTTCGCTTAATTCGGCAACATAATCGTAAGCAGCGCCCAGCCTCTTTTTCTTGAAATTGAATTCGTCCAGCATCGCCATGAGGAAAGCTGCACTCATTTCCTGCACCGCCTTAAATTCAATCTTACGGTAATGGCCCGCGTTCGGGTCACTGGCGGCTATATCAACATCCAGCCCGATTTCGTCCCGAAGGAATTCCGCCACTTCCTCGATGCTCACGTTCTTGGCCGTAATGGCATCGAATTCGCTCTGCATCTTCTGCTGGAGCCGTTTGAGCCGTCCAGCTCCAAAGCCGTAGCCTTCGTGCATCGCCAGGAGGAAAGAGGCTGTAAGGTTGTGGATGGCCTCCTTCCGGCAGTTCCTATCGCGTTTCAGCTGCATAACATAGCTTTCCTTGACAGCCGCATTGGCGATTTTGTACTCCCGGATGGCGTTTTTATCGCCCTTCTGTGCCTTCTTTTTCAGCTTTCTTTGCATCTTCTTTGCAAATCCCATATAAACCACCTTTCAAAATATGCCCCCATTCGCCCAAATTTGCCCCCTGTGGGGTGTTTATGCCACTTTAGGTATACTTGATAGGGCAGGGGATTTTAGAGGGCTTAAATCGGCTCTTAGGCCGTCAAAACATTTTCCCTGTCCGTTGGTCAATTATTGTGATGCGCCCCACTGCCTCGAATCCATGCGCTTTAAGGGCGGCCCTTGCGGCATATATGGCCTTTCTGGCCTTCCTGCGCCATGCTTCGTTTGCTTCGTGGGCAATTACCGCCCTCGGTGTAGGGTCCCGATAATGCTCCGGGTTGTAATCTTCTGCTGCCATGATTAGCGCCTCCTAGAAAAGCCCGCCCTGTGCTCTCTCCTTGTAGAGCTTCACCAGCTGGGGGTCTGCATCGTATGCGGTAAGCGGTAAAGGTATGATGCGAAGGATTGTTCTGGGATTGTCCCGGTCAATTCCGGCTATGCGGCATCCGTCCAAAGATTTTACAAGCCTATCATCAGCCAGGAGCCATTGCCTTTTCAGAACTTTCTTGTGGTCTTTGTGGCTGTATTCGTCGCTGATAATATCCTGTGTGGCTTGAATTAGGCCGTTTAGGTCGGGATAACCCCGCCTATCCTGCAGCCAATACTCTGCTGTGAGTTGCACCGGCCCTTCATAGTGGGGGAGGTTCCCCATCGCCTCCAGCTCCTTGCGGAATAATTTCTCATAGGCCTTATAGGCCTTGCTGGGGAGTACCAGCGCCCGCCCCTTCACTAAGATGGGGCTGTTCTTTTTCGTTGCCGGATGTCCCGGAATCACGCCCTCCCATGGGCCTTGTTCGTCGATAATCACTCAACCGCTCCTTTTCTCCAATCTTCGCCACCTACGTTGATGGTCACACACATCCCCGCGATGCGGCTCATAATTCGCTGGGCCTGCGTATCGTCCACCATTCCATCAGCAATGAAGGTCAGCCGCTTACGCAAATCCTGCAACGTGTAGTTCGTGGTGATGATGGTCTGCAATCCCTCGTTGTATCGGAAATTGAGCAGGGAGAACAACTGCTCCCCCACCCACTCCGTTACTTTTTCGGCTCCCAGGTCATCGAGGATTAGGCAGATGGCCTCTCTTGCCATCTTCATGGCCGCCGCATTGGTTTTATTTACATAGCTTTCCCGAAGGTCGTTCATGAGGTCAGGAACGCTCGTAAATAACACCGGGTTGCCTTTGCGCATTTTCTCATTGGCGATGATGCTTGCCAGCTTCGTTTTGCCGGTGCCTCTGGGGCCATAGAGAAAAAGCCCTTTCCTCGCCCCTTCGTCGGCATCAATCACCCACTTTGCTGCCTCCACCGCCTTTTGGTTATGCGGGGTTACTCTGTAACAACTGAAATCGTCATGCTGGTAAGCAACTGGAACCTTTGCCGATTTGAAAAGCCGCTCCTGCTTCATCTGCTGCCGGCGGGTCCTTTCATGTCTGCAAATGGACACTCCCTCGTAAAATCTGCCGTTTTCCGGCGTTACCTGGGGAATCATCCCCTGCACTGACTGGCGGCAAATTTCCCCTGTGCATCCCCGGCACATATCCTGCAGCGCTTCAATCTCTGCTATTCTGTCCCGGTTGGCCTCCAGCTCCGTCTCCTCCAGATTGTACTTCCCACGGATAGACTTGATGGGTTTCGTAATATTCGAGGTCGGCATCGAGTTTTCTTGCGCTCTCGCTTTCTTCCTCTTGCTCTCTATTTCTCTTACGAGGGCTTGAAAATCTGCGTCCATTGGTCTTTTTGCTCCTTTCCGGCTTTTCGTTGCCTTTCACATCGCCTGGCTCGTCGTAGCCTTCCTCTTGCCAGCTTTTGAGAATTCCGCGAATATATCCCATTGAGCGCTTGCCCCTGTCCACTGCTCTGGCAATAGCCTCAATCACTCTGTCAGGTGAGAAGGTCTCTAATTCTTCCTGCAATGCCTCGAACTCCATAGGAGTGATGGGGTGGATGTTGTCAGAGAACTCCTTGACAACTCTGGCCAGTTCTTCGTCCATCATCGGCTCTTTTTCCTCAATGGGGGAATATAAGGGGGTAGTAGTAGTAGATATATTACTTTCCTTTACTTTACTTTGTGTACTTTCTGCTAACGTAATGTTACGTTTACTAGGGTTTCCGTATACATTGCGTATACAGAAACTAGGGTTTTTGCATGCAGAAACATCAATAAATGAGATTTTCGGCTGTTTTGGCAGTTCTTTGGTGTCTAAAAGGCAAAATTGCTCTATCATTTCCACAGTCACCCTGCGCCCGGAGGCTTGTAAATAGCGGGCTTGCACGCCATGGGATGTTAAAATCCCATATTGGTCAAAAAGATTTTTGTCGAAAATACCCTCGTTTATGTATGCAGAAACTACGGTTTCCGTATACATACTGTCTACATTAACTCGTTTAGCGAATACATACTGTTGTCGTTCCGTCCACGCAATGTAGTAACCTTGTCGATATATCTCCATGAGCAGCTTTATCAGAATCCCGAAGGCCTGGAACCCATGCTTGGCAAGGATAAATTCCACACGTTCATCTGAATCGATATCAACATCGAGGGGGAAATACTCCAGCCCCGCTTTCTGTGGCCTAGCCAATGAAATCACCTCCTTCCTGCCACATTATGTTATGGCTCAATAGCCGGCTGGGCCTGTGGCAGTTCTGCATGATGTTCCTGCTCTGCCTCCGGCTGTTCTTCATCGAAAAGGTTCTGCTGGGCACGGTCACCAGCAAGATAACGCCGCGCCTCTGCTTCCAGCTGCCACAACTTTTTAGCGGTGCCTTGCGAGAAACATTTCGCTTCATCCTTGCCGCCCTCATAGCATTTCATAAGCGGCGTGGAAATCGTGGTTTCTTTGCCGGTGCTGGGGATGATGAAGCGGGAGGAAATCACAGCACCCATTCGGCCCTCTGCTCCATAGGTGTAGGAAACGGCATAGGGGATAATTCTGGTTGCCATATCGTCGGGGAGGTCAAGAATAACCTGCACCGAACTTTTCAGCGCCTTCAATGACTCATAGAAAAGCGGGTCTGCCGGTTCGGAAAAAATTCCGCTGAACTGGTCATTGGTTTCGCCTTTGTTCTTGAAGTCAATCTTGATTTTTCCCTGACTTTCCATGTATTTGATTTTGTCGATTACGATGCTCTTATTATCCAAAACGGATTTCCTCCTTTTAATCAATGCCTGCCACATAAACAGGCTTTCCAGTTAATGCTTCAATCTCTCGTTTGAACATCACCGGGTCAGCGTTTCCTTTTGATAAATGAATCAGCCAGATTTCTTTTACCTTTGAAAGGTCATTTGCCAAAAAGAATTTTTTGAGATTTTCCAAAGAAAAGTGGCTTTCCCTTAATCGCCTTTCCAGTGTTTTCGGTAACTTCCCATAACGCAGGTTTTCGGTCAGAATCTCATTGCAGTAATTCGCCTCAACCATTATTTTTGTCAGCCCTGGGAATCGATAATGCAGGTAATAGGTATCTGTTGCATATAGCAGCCTATCCTCTCCATCATCCAGCAGGAAGCCTAATGGCTCGACTGCATCGTGTTGAGTCTCAAAGGCACTAACCACAATCCCATCAATCGAAACAGATTGACGATTTTTCATGATGTGGAGCAAATGCCCTTCGAGGTTTTCAACCTCTGCCGTCCCGGCGCTGGTGTAGATATCAACCCCACGCTTCATGAAATCCTTGGCGGCTTTCACATGGTCTTGGTGCTCATGCGTGACAAATACCGCATCCGGCAGGATGAACCCGGTTAGCTTTTGAATACGGTTGTAGGGTAGGCCACAGTCAAGCATGACCGTAGCTTTCCCATTACTCACCGTATAGCAATTCCCGGTACTGCCTGTGGCGTGAATTGCTATGTCCAGCATTTAGAATCCCGGCCCTTCAAGTGCGGCCTGCTGGGGTTCGGCTGTTTTTTTCCTGGATTTCGGCTTTTCTGCAACGGCTGGCTCATGTTCCGGGGCTGCCACATCTGCTTCCACCTTGTTGAGGTCATCGATGGTGACTTTCTTTGCAGGTTCAATGGCAGGCGCCGGAGCTTCGGGGACGAATTCTTCACGGTTGGCGTTGGCGTTGATTTCATTGGTCACGTTGATGGGCTCGGAATCAATCACCTCATCCACCGACTGCAGGCCCATCGAGATTTCGGGAGCCGTGGTGCGGATGAACCAGGAGGCTGCACGATAACGGAGCATCTGCTGGGGCATCGTCTGCCACTTGCTGCCGCTCTTGCCATACCAGCCTTCTTTCTTGGCGATGCCGATGGTGATTTCAGGGCCTTCGAGGATTTCGCCGGTGGCGAGTTCCTTCGCCCATGCGATGCATCCCCAGGAATCGGTGTTCTTTTCGCCAGTTTCCTTGTAGTGGATGGAGCTGTATTTGCCGCACTGGTTAAAGGTGGCAATCATAAACTTTGAGCTCCACGCGGGGTTCCCATGGACCACATAAAGGTTCTGCGCCACCATCATGACATCAGCGTTCATGCGCTGGGCCATGTTGACCGCAATCACGCAGTTACCGAAGTTTTCCGGCCCGCGATACTGTGCCGGCATCAGAGAAGATGAATTGAACATCTTCGAGATGCGCTGCAGCAGGTCGAAGCTCGCCATGGAGCTGAACCCCGGCACTAAGTTAGCGTTGTTCTGGGTGGTCTGAATTTCGTTTGCCATGTTTTATTCCTCCTTATGGTCACTATGGCTTAATCTATCTCAACTGAAAGGGCATCATGGTTCCCATCAGCTATGAGCTTAATGAGCTGTGCTTTCGTCTCCGGCAGGCTGGTATAGCTTTCGCAGTCATCGATGATGACCGGGAGAACAATCCCGAAATAGTCGCTCAAGGCGTTGTTGATGTCGAGGGCCGCCTTCATCCGGCTCCCCTTATTGAGCCCATCAGAGAAGGGCACGCCATCAATAAGCGGTTCGCAACATTCCTCCAGTGCTCCATTGATGCGTTGGTCGAACATCTTCCAGCGAACATATTTGAAGTGACTGTTGATGTTATCCTCGGTAGCTCTGACCTTTGCCCGCAGGAATTCTTCCGTAAGGAAAAGCTGTGCTTCAAGGTTCGAGTACATCTTGCCCAGGGTTTTCTCTCTGTCCTTGAGTTCATCCACTCTGGCATCAATGCCCTCATTCTGTTCGATGGCGGCAAGTTTCTTCTGCCGGTCGGAAATCTCATTGCGGATGGTGGCTATCTGTTCTTCCAGCTCCTTGAGCTCCTTGTCGGCCTCGTTGTCGTTTTCCATGCTGTGGATGTTGAAATCTAACTGCTCCTTGAGGGTGATGTATTCGGGATGCTTTTCCGGCTCCGGCTTGCTCACACCGTCCAGCATCTTCTGGGCTTCTTCAAGGCTCTTGGAAAGTTCATCAATGCGGGCCTGCTTTTCTTCGTTGGTAGTCTTGAGGGTGGCCACCGCTGAAAGGTCGCTGTTTTTCCCTGCCATGATGTTTTTGCCCTTCTCTTGGATGGCTTTTAATCTTTCGGCCTTGTTAAGGTTGAACTTCTGGAGCTCTGCCGCCCGGATGCTTTCCACTTTTTCGGCAGGAAGTTTCTGACCGCAGCAGGGGCATGTATCGCTGACATTATCAGGGAAGGGCTCGGCATGAACCTCGTTCCATTCTTCCCGGAGCTTTGCCGCAAGTTTATCAGCGGTTTCGGCTGTGGTTTCCAGCCGTTCAATGTCCTTTTGGTTATGCTCAATGTCATAGCCCAGGCGCTCAATCTCGGAACGGCATCCATTGATGGTTCTTTCTGCCTCGCTGGCCTTGCGGTTGTAATCGGCCTCCATCTCTGCCTTAAACTTTGTCATTTTGGCTTCAATTTCAGCGTTCATCTGCTGGATGGCTGCATTTCTGCCACCGTTTTTGATGGCTGCAAGTCCGGCCTGCCGTTCGTCCAGTGTCTTTTCCAAAACCTTGATGTCTGTTTCCAGCTGCTTCTTGTCACCGTCTGCGGCTCCGTCCTTCATTCCCACCAGTTCATCAATGCGGGCGGGGATGCTCTTGACTTCCTCGTTGTTCTTCTTCATTTTGGACTGGATGATTTTGCGAAGGTCTGCAATATCTTTGGTTTTTAGTTCCTCCCGCAGAGGTTCAAGGCTCTTGTTATCGTCAATAATCTTTTCATTCGGCGTGTCACCGCACATGGTCATGAGCACCTTGCGCCGGTCCTGCCACTTAACATTGGTCATGAAGTGAAGTGGCATCGAAAGGAGCTGGAAGGTTTCGCCCTTGAAGATTTCCTCCACCTTGCGCTCGAATTCTTTCTTGGCCATCGGCACATCGTCGATGCTGTAATCGGTGGTGTGGCCTTTGAAGCTCCTGCTGGCGGTTCCTCTCTGCTTCTCCCATTTCTCTTTGAACATCCTGCGGAAGGAAATCTGCCGCCCGCCGTCATCCTTGAACACCAGCTCCACGGAATGTTCCACACCGCCATCATTCGGGGTGCTGCCATCCTCGCCCCGGAGCTTAATCTGCGTGTCGATGGTCTTACCGTCGAAGCCTTTGCCAGTCAAGCACCAGGCATAAGCATCTGCCACCGTGCTTTTGTAGGTGCCGTTTTTGCCTCGGATGGTGATGTTACTTCCATGCGGTGACAGCTCCAATTTTTCGAGGCCTTTGAAGTGGTCAACGGTCATTTTATATAATTTCATTTGAAAAATTCTCCTTTCTCGTGCTATACTAAATTTGCGTTTCAAAGGTTATTGCTCTACACAACTTGCGGAGGTTTCTCGGCGCTCCACAAGTTCGAGAAAAGCTCGGTTTTTACCGGGCTTTTTTTGTTGTCAAAATTTCCGATGTTGCCCGCCCCTGCGGTGATAATTGAGCAAATATCTTTCCTCACAGGTCTTATCATCGTGGCAAATCGGCGCCATGCTGTGGCCGGTCCATATCTTGTCGTATGTCTCCCCTTCTTCAAATTCCCGCCCGCATCTGCAGCAGGTGGCTTTTCTTTTTCTCATTGGCCAGCATCGCCTTTCTTCACCCAGTAGGTGATTTTGATTTTCTGGCCGGGGTGGATGTTCCCAGAGTTGCCATTTTGGAGTTCAGGGTTCCCCTCGATTATGCCTTGCTCAAATTCGAGGATGTACCTGCGGCCCCCGGTGTTTTTCTCCAGATACGTTTCGGCAATATGCCGGAGGGTATCGCCCTTTTTGACGACATAGGTTTCTTCCACAAGCTGCTGGTCGCCCTCGTAGAAACCAGTCAAGAGAATTGCCGCCCCAATCAGCGCCGCCCCGCCGACAAACTTCTTTATCAGCGACTCAATCCGCTTTTTCCTGTCCTGCTGCTCCTTAATGAGCTCGTCCCATTCTCTCATTCAGCATTCTCCTTCTGCTTCGGTTAAAGCTATAACATCCGCCAGGGCGTTCATAGCTTTTTTTAGCTTTTTATTAAATAATTGGTTCTTCGCGCTATTACATTTAGCTGGTGGCTTATAGCCTACTAAGTCATCAATAGAAACATTAAGTGCACGCGCTATGCGGCATAAGTTCGTTATCGTGGGCTCTCTTGCTCCAGTTTCGTAAGGAGCATAGGTGGTGTAGGGCATATTGATTACTTGTGTGGCGAACGTTTTAGCGTTCATCCCTGTTGCTTTACGATACAATCTTAAATTTTCATGGAACTTGGTGCCCCGCTGCTTTGCTGAGTCTCGCATTTACTCACCCCCTTTTCCTGTTCCTTCCCCAGCTCGGCCTCCCATATCTTCTTGGTTCTGTTTGCGAACATTGCCGCCAGCCGCCCGATTGGAACCTCCGGCGAATCCCGCACGCCCAAAACATCGCCTGTCTTGATGTCCAGAGTAACAATCATGATGGCTGCCCTCCTTAGTCGCAAAATGCGTGTTTATCAATTAGGAGCTTGTGCCCCACCGCCGTGAAACTCACCTCGTAGCCTTTGCTGGTCCTTATCGTGAAAGCCCCGCTGCCAGTGTAGAAGGTTACATATACTTCCTCACTCGTGGTCAGCTCCACATCCGCTTCGATGCGCCCGCCGCAGGTGCCAAGGTCAAAGGAAATATCTTCTGTTTCGATAAACACAACATCCTTATCCGTGAGCAGTGCCTGCAGATTTTGGCGAAGTTCTTCGATGTCGGCGTGGTAGTCCATAATGTCTGCTTTATCGGCAGGCATCCGAAAGATTACTGTCATGCTTATGCCTCCTTTCTTACCTAACCCCATAGGTGTGATTGGTGGGGTTGCACTCCGCATAAACGCTGTACTGGGTTATGGTCGGTTTTTCCCCACCTTTGATATAGATGCACCCCTCTTTGTCGTGATACTTGGCTTCGTTTTCTGCATCAGCTAACAGCCGCCGTAATTCGTCAATGCTGATTTGTAAGCCGTACTCTGTGTACTTCATGTTTACGCCTCCTTTGTAGATTGTAAATCTACATTATTCGCAAAAAAAATCATGTCTCTTTGCTCCTTGGTCAGATTGAGCAGGCTTTTCAGCTTGGCGATTTCGCTGGCCTTAAACTCCACTTTATTATGGAGTTTGTTGAACAGTGTCGTTATGCCGATGCCCAGAATCTTGGCCACCTTTTCACGGTCGAGGCCTGCTCGCTTGATTGCATAATCAAGCTCCAGTGTGTTTGTCATTGATATGCTCTCCTTTCTTTATGTTGATTTTCCGTCTACACGCATATAGTATCATCTTGTAGATTTCATGTCAACACTTTTTTGTAAAAAAATTATAAAAATGTTGATTATAAATCTATTTTCCTATAAAATCAATATAGAAAACTGTAATTAACATTGGAGGGATTAACGTGCTGGAGCTATATGCAAACATTAAAAGAATTAGAGAATCCCGCGGGATGTCTCAAGATGAATTGGCTCGGCTGGTAGGCTTCAAGTCGCGCAGCTCTATCAACAAAATTGAATTAGGTGTAAATGACATTACACAATCCAAACTGGTAGCCATAGCTAAAGCGCTTCATACAACACCTGCCGCCTTAATGGGAAACGATGCTCAAGTTGAACCGCCCCAACTTCCCCCATCGCTCCCCATCACAAAGCTATCCTCGGAATACTGTTACCGAATCCCCTTGCTGGGCAGAGTGGCAGCAGGTGAGCCAATCTATGCCGATGAACGAATCGAAGGCTATGAGTTTATCGAGGAAAGGTATAAGGATGATGGCTTCGATTATTTCGCGCTGCGCATCCAAGGCCGGAGCATGGAGCCCACAATCATGGATGGTGATACCGTCATCGTTCGGCAGCAGTCCACCGTGGATAGTGGGCAGATTGCCATCGTTCTGATAGATGGCGAAGATGCCACCGCAAAGGAAGTGAAGGAAGGGCCCGAAGGGATAACGCTCATAGGGCACAATACATCCGTATATACTCCCCATCACTACACGCCCCGCGAAGTTATGGAGCTTCCTGTCCAGGTCATTGGCAAGGTTATTGAAATCAGGAGAAGAATTGCATAAATATAAACCTCGCAATTATACGCCGGAACCTCGCAAAAATAAAAAAAGAGCCGCCCCGAAGGGCAGCCCCAGCAACCAAAAGGAGGTGAATCATTATGTTAAACGCCGTAATATATGCCCGCTATTCATCCGACAACCAGCGGGAAGAATCCATCGATGCCCAGCTCCGTATCTGTCGCAAGCATTGTGAGGATAGGAATTACCGCATCATCCATGAGTATATCGATGAGGCCTTCACTGCCACCAATGACCGCAGGCCAGACTATCAGCAGATGATTAAGGATGCCAAAAAGGGCGGGTTCCAGGTCGCTGTGTTCCACAAAGTCAATCGAAACGCCCGCAACGAATACGACTACTACTTTAACAAAATGCAGTTAATCCGTGCCGGCGTTACTGTGGAATATGCTGGCCAGTCCTTTGATACCACCACCGCCGAAGGGCAATTGATGGAAAATCAGTTGGTCGGGATGGCAGCCTACTTCTCCCGCAACCTTTCCAAAGAGGTCAAGAAAGGGCAAAATGAAAACGCCCTCAAATGCGTGCATAATGGCGGCACGCCCCCGCTTGGCTATGATGTAGGCCCAGATAAGCGTTATGTGATAAATGAGCAGGAGGCCCGCGCTGTGCGCCTCATTTTCGATATGTATACCAACGGCCACCGCTACCCCGATATTGTCAATGAGTGTAATCGCCGGGGATATACAACCAAATCAGGGAAGGAATTCCGCTATACCTCCCTGCATGATATTCTTGCGAATCAGAAATATGCCGGCTTTTATGTCTATGGCAAGAATCGAGGCCCCCGCAATATGCCCCGCAATGGTCATAAGAACTGTGAGGATGCCCTTGTGGTTGCTGGCGGTATGCCTGCTATTATTGACATGGACACATGGAAAAGGGCCTGCGAGTGTATGGACAAGCACAGGCGGGCCCCTGGCAGCGTTCGTGCAAAGGTGGAATACCTGCTTAGTGACCTAATCGCATGTGGGGAATGTGGCTGCAAAATGCAGGGCAATAGCTACCGGCACAAGCTCAAAGACAAGGTGAAGGAATATCTATACTATCGATGCCCAAACTGTGGCAGGCAGGTAAAAGGCCGCCCGCTGGAAAAGCAGGTCATTGATGTAATCCGTCATTCGATACTGAATAACCGGCACATCCGCTCCATCGTTGACTCCATCAATGCCAAGCTGGAAGAAAACAACATGGAGTTTATCACCGAAATTCACTCCCTGCATAGTCAAATCACCACGCTGGAGCAATCCAATGATAGGTTGATGGGCCTGCTGGAGACCGGCGAAATATCCGATATCCTCATTGCCCGAATCAAAAAGAATTCTGAGAAAGCCGCTGCCGCCCGCCAGCGATTGGCAGAGCTCAAAGAGTACAGCCACGAGGTCTTGTCGGTCGAGAAGGTCAAGGCGGTAATCAATAGCTGGAAGATGACGAACAACGAGGAAGGCTACAAATCCATGATAAATACCTTCGTCCGTTCCGTGACCGTCTACAAAGATAATATCGATGTTGACCTGTACCTTTGCATAGGCTCCAATGAGTACACCTCTGAGAAATTAAAGAAAAGCCTTGCCAAATAAGGCAGGGGAGATTTTAGGAGTTTACGAGGGTGAGCCTTGTCTCCACCATTCTAACTCCTAATTAGCTTAGAAATAAGTTAATCGACATAAAGTAAAGGCACCTTTTACCGGGTGCCTTTTTCGTTGCACAAAAATAAGGGGGCAGGTTATTTCCTGTCCCCTTCTCTCGTATCAAAAAGCTAAGCAAAGCAGGAGCCCACCCGCGACAAATTCCCACGCTGTGCGCTGGGCCTTTAATCGGCTTTCAGTCCTTCGGTGCTCCCTCTCTGATTGCTCGTATAATATCTTCGCACTCTCCAAGTCGCTGCTGGCTGTCTGCAATGATTTCCCCGCTGCCTCGGATTGAGTCTTGAGCATTATTAACTGACTCTGCAAGCCCTCGACTTGTTTCTGTAATGTCGCTGACTTTTCCTGTGCTGTCTGCAAGTCCTTCTGTGACTGCTTGTATAGCATCTCCAGCCGTTCGTTGTTCTGCTTGAGCTGCTGCAAGTTTGTCTCCAGCTTCGTCAGCTGTTCTGCTGTCACTGTGTATGTCTCGGAACAAAAACCATGCTCCGGCAATAGCAACAAGCACAGCAATGATATTAAGCACAATAGATGTTTCACCCACACCACACACCTTCCTTCTATCAGCCATAGAGCTGGGGCCGTACCATTTTACCGGCATGGGAAAAATGGTGTTTGCGACTGACATTCGTGTCGGTCGCAAAATCAGCCCTGCCCTTTGGCATTACCTACGGCTTATTCCTGCCCCGGCTGCTGGGCCGGAGCGTCACTTCCTTTCACTTCGGCGGTAGCTGCCGCCTGCATCTTGTCCAGCATCTTCCCTACAAAGTAGATAATGCCGCGCATGAGAAGCGGGAAAAAGTAAGCATCGCGGAACTTACACCAGCCCTGCTCCGTTTCGGCCTGCTTGGTCAGCTCCTTGGTGAAATGGTCTTTCAGCTCCACCAGCTTCGGAAGGGCTTCATTCCGCAGAAGCTCCACACCTGCCGCCTTTACTTCGGGGGTCAAGATATCATCGACATGCTCCATGATATCGTTCTTGATAGTTTCCAGGTCTGCCATTGTTTATTCCTCCTTAACTCACTTTTTAACATGCAGAAAATATTCCACTAATCGAGTTAAAAATATTCCATGTAAAAATAGAGTCTTTAACTCATTTTTAACTCGTTTCTAACTCGATTTTAACTCAATCAATCATCGTAATAGATATTAGCATCATAGCCGAATCCGTCGAGGTTGTCGGTGAACTGGTGCATCCGAATGATGTTGTCCGGGTATTCCTCTTTCAGATAATCTTTGCAGGGATTATCGAAGGTGTTGCCCTTGCCGTAGTTTGCTACCCAATAGGGAACGTACTCCGGCAGGTCCTCAATGCGGATGTGATGAGCCCCTTCGGCGCTCAACCAGTTCCAGCTGGCATATATGCCGTTGTACTGGTGGCCGTATTCGGTCAGCCGGTTGATAAATGCCCGGCAGGACTCTGTAACATCGCCCTCCAGCATATCCTCACTTTCTGCATCGTACCAGATGCCCAAAGCCGGAGTTTCACCCCGAAGATATTCCTGCAGCCAATCGGCCACCGTGTCGGCCTCGTTCACTGCTTCATCATAAGAGGCGGCATGTGCGAAAAAGTAAACGCCATACTGGAGCCCATATTCCACCGCATGATTGACATGCTCGACAAACATATCATCCAGCCTGCAGCCCTCACCAATTTTGAGGATGACACCTTCCACCCCGGCATCCACCAGAGCTTGCCAGTCCACGTTCTCTTGCCATGCTGAAATGTCGATAACTCTCATTTCTTACTACCGCCTTTCTTATTCGGAATGAACCTTCGCGGAAATGGGCACATTTCAAAAAGGGAATACTCCATTTCTTGCACCGCGTTATTGTAAAAGCCTTGTTTCCTTGCCACATAAGCAAATTCAGCAAACTTTTCGTATAGCTCGCTCCAAGCTAAACCATTCATTGGCCCTCCTTTGTCTCCCGCGCTTTCTTCTCGTGGGATAATTGCTCAAGTGTATCTCTTAATGTACTAGGGATTGGAACGCCAGCTTTAGCAGCGTTTTCAGTAATACTCAATCCCTCATTAGCAATGTAGAACCATGTGGCCATTGTGCAAATCTCATGGATGCCCAGAAGCGAGTCAATGGAATGAGCGATTGCCACCAGGATGAAAATATATAGCTTCCTGGCAATCCCCTTGAAGCCCTTTTGTGAATTAAGAGCTAAGCCGGGGTTGATGTAGGCCGCTAATAATCCGCTCGCATAGTCAAGCACCATGAGAATGACCAGTGTTTCTATGGCACTGTTCCACATTCCGCAAACGTAACTTGCAAATGTTCCTACCACGCCCACAACCGCCCCCCATACGGCCTCTAACCGTACAGGAATCAAAGATTTCAATATCTCGCAAAATGTCTCCAAAGTGTTTTTCCTCCATAAGAAAAGGAGCCCTCAAGGCTCCCTTCCTGCTCCTGGTGATTATTCGAATTTGCCATCAAGGTAATCGGCAACATCCTGCCGCCACTGTTCCGGCACCTGCTCGATGGTGCGGCGCTTAGCTCTCACCAAGCAAGCATACAGTCTAATAATCGGCGTGCTGTGCCGTTCTTCCGTCGTAGTCTTAGTAGTTTTAGCCATGGTTTATATCCTCCTTTTTACTTCTCCAGCAATCCTGCTGCTACTTCCTGCACATCATTGAGGGACTGCTGCAAATCAGCAACCTGCTCCATAAGTGCTGCGTTCTGCTCTGTGAGCTCTGCGATGAGGTCCTGCGCATCCTGCAGGTTCGTGACCTGCTGTTTCTTCGCCTGTGCCGCTCTCTTGCGGGCGGCGTTGCCGTGGTTGAATATATGCATTGTTCTTCACCTCCCCTTTTATTCGTTGAAGATGCACGCGATGGAATCGAGGTAATTCGTGCGGGCGGCCCAATCATAGCTTACGCTGATAGCCTCGCCCTGCGGTGCCGTTACCTGCAATACATCGGTGTTATCCTTAAACCGCCATGTAGCCCCTGCCGGGGTAACCGTGATGGTTTCGGCCTTTGCATGATGTGCCAGCTTGAAGCTCTGCTGGGAGCCGGTGCCAGTGCCCAGAGCTTCATTGTGTACCGTGCCGGTGTGCTGGATGAGCGTTACCCGAACCGTACCAACGGAACCTTTGAGGCCATCATCACCAGCCACATAATCAAACTGGTCATCCACAAGGTTGTTGTCGTTCTTGTCCGGGTATTCCGTATCATGCAGCATGTCCACGAACTGTTCCTTGGTCCATCCATAGACATAATCCGCGGTTACGCTCACACCTTCGGGAGCGTTGAAGGTAACCTGCCCATCGGTGGGGCTGAATGAATAGCTGGCGGCCGCCTGCTGCACTCCGTCGAAGTACAGCGCGAAGTTGTGGGAAGCCACACTTTCATTATGTGCCAGCGTTACCGTCTGGGCGGCGCCAGTACCATTGCCCAGCACTTCGCCAGTCACCGTGTGCGGAGCTTCGCGGAGGGAAATCTGTGCCGTTACTTCCGTGTCCTGAACAATCGGGTGTTTTACCATGAGATGGGCCCGGCTGATACTGTTCACAAAGTTGTAGGTCTTAGTGAGCACTACACCGGTGCCCTCGCTGAATACCGCCACATTGTCGGTGCGATGCTTCACAGATACGCTCTTGACCGTGGCCACGCTTACGCCCACATTAGGCGCGGTCTTGATAAACTTGAACTTGATAGCCTTTGCCGTCGTGGCGGGGTTCGTCACAAAGTCGGTGTAGGGCTGATAGGCGCTCCAGTTATTCGCATCCATGGAACCGCCCAAAATGGATGCCTGAATCTGCACCGTGCCGCCGTCGCTCACTTCGGTGTCGGTCTGAATGTCGAGGATTTCAACCGGCGCATCGGAAAGCGTGATGGTATCACTGTATGTGGTTTCCACCGTCTGCTGGCCGCTGGCCTGCCCCTTGACCTGAATACTGGTTACAGAGGGCTGGTCAACATTCGTGGTCTGCAAGCCCACAGCCACATTGATGGTGTTTCCTGCCCAGCCTGCAAAGGCAGCCTGTGCCAGTGCATTGATTTCGGCTTTGGTGTTACCTTCTGCCATTACGCTGGCGGCAGTCAGCTCCTGCGTTGCCGCATCGGCCCACTGTGAATTGGTGGTATCGTAGTATTTCCAGTTACCACCAATATTGAAAAGGTATCTCGTGCTGGTGCCGGTCGGCTCCGTTGCCGTGATGACCACGCCAGTTACCAGCGGGAAATCGGCCACATCCGCTGCGGATGCCGCCGTGGTGATAATAAGGCTCTGCTTAGTTGACATTTTTCTTTACTCCTTCCGTCTGTCTCTGGCATTTCAGCCACTTCAATGTAGAATCACAGGTACGCTTCGCCCGACAATGCTTTGTGTACCCCAGGAACGATGCCACGCGAGGTTTGACATCATCAAGCCCTATTTCCCCGCGTTTGTATCGCCATGACAAATCCTTGAACCGCTTCTTGGCCGCCTTGATGTTTCTCTTTCGCGGTAAAATGCGGTCAGCAAATATCCGAAAGCCCGCAAAGTCAGCGCCCCGGCATATCGGATATATTTTTGTTTTCGGGTTAAGATGCAGCTTCAAATGACCTTCCAGCAGCCATTTGATATCGGCCAGATACTTGTGCAAGGTTTCCTTGTCATTTGCGACGATGAGGAAATCGTCCATGTATCGCAAATACCACTTAGCGCCGATGCACTCTTTCACAAAGTGGTCGAGTACATTCAAATAGATGTTGGCCGAAAGTTGGCTCGTAAGTGCTCCAATCGGAATACCCACGCCGGTATCTTCGTTATATCCATCGATTATCTTATCCCATACCTCCAGCAGCCTTTTGTCTGCTATCGTCCTGCGTATGATGCGCTTTAGGATTTCATGGTCCACAGAATCATAGTAATGCCGGATGTCGCATTGAAGAACATAAACAGGCTTATTCCTCGACTGGGCACAGCGGATGAAGTGCTGCAACCTCTTTACTGCTTTGTGCGTGCCTTTGCCTGGGATGGTGGCATAGCTATCGAAGATAAATTTCTTCTCAAACAATGGCCTCACCGCCATAACAATGGCATGATGCAGAATCCTGTCACGGAATGAAGGTGCATTGATTATCCTGTGCTTTACCTCTGTTCTACACTCAAAGTTGTAATACTGCTGTGGTCTCCATTCCCCGGTGTTCAGCTCAAAGATAAGCTGGTGGAGTATGGCTTCTATCCTGTTGCCAGCGCTCACAACTTCTGCTTTGAAATGCCTGTGCCGTCGTGCTTCTTCGTATGCTAAGTATAATGTTTCGAAATCGACGATTTCCTCGAAAAGGTTATCGTACCGCTTCATATATTGGTCACTCCTATGATTTTTATTTAATTTTGAACGCCGAACCGCGTTGGCTGGCAGCGCGGCGCATGAACCATGTTTTCCTTTGCAGGAAGGACAACACTCCCAAATAAAAATGGCACTGGATAAATTCGCAGTACGAATTTAACTTCTGGCCGTGTGATTATATTTGCGAGACGGAAGCCGATGTTGCTGTTCGAGTTCGAGGCCGCATTGTTCGAATTGAACGTGAAAGCGCCATCCTGCGCACCGTTGTTCCAGCTCCCACCTTGAAAAAGTGCTGCCCTAATAGTCTAATTCTCCTTACAGTAAACCTTTTTCAGGCCGCCGACTATTCGGCCCGCTTCGTTTAGGTGTTCAATCCATTCACCGCGTTTGCCGGTGGATATGTACCCAGCCATGTGGGCAGCTCTAACCAGCACCCGCAAATAATCGATTTCAACATCAATGTCCTGCAAGGTTGTTTTCTTGTAATATTTCAGCTTAAACCTAATTATCAAATGCATCACTTCTTCAACTGCTCGTTGAATCTGTGCGCATAACAAATACCGCTCTTTCTTTGGAAACTGGAAAAGCGCATCATGGGTGTATCGCTGGATATCTTCGAACTTTGCCTGCAATATTAGCGGGCTCCGTGCGTTGTCGAACCGTGCCGCCCTACTCTTAACCATTTCTGTCTCCCCTTTCTGCCGCCCCTGCTACCGCAGGGGCCGGTCAGTATACAGTCTCACAGTTATCAGATATCGTATTTTGCGAGACGGAAGCCGAAGG